AAACAATTTTTCGGCTTTTGTTTTTTCAAATTTACTTTCAGCATATCTAATTGTAAAGGGCGCAAATTCTGCCAGGACTTCCGCTTCGCTGTCAATTATTTGCTGAGCCAGGGCGCGGAATTCTGTGTTTCCTAATTTGGTTTGTTCTTGCATGACGTCAGGTTCTAAGCCCGGCGAGAACGTAAAGGAACTTGAATTTGGCTTAGCTGCAAAAAAACCTTTTTTATCAAATGCAATTTCTTTTATTGCGAGATCGCTGTCAACAAGTTGAAGAACCACTTGCTGAAATTCTGCTGTCTGTTCTTTTTCATATCTCTCTTTTTCTTTTTTGTAAACTGTTTTTAAAAATGGGTCTACAAACACTTTTAAGAAATCGGGTAATGTAATTGTAAATTCTCCAAACTGAAGTCCTTGATTACCACCAATGCGGCGCGCATCTAAATAAATAACATGGGGATATTTTTCAAAGTGTTTTACCATGTTTCTAAAGGAGCCTTTAACATCAGTTCCTTCTCCCAGTAGTTTTAAAGAATAATGTTTGTCATTAAGAACCACATCGGTAATAGGCTTGCCGTGAATATCTCCTGCGTCTTCTCCTGGTATATCTTCGGGGCCTGTAATTTGTACAGATTGTCCACCGAACAGGCCTGCCAAGAAGCCCTCAAAAATGAAGCCGCCGGCCGCTTCAGTGAAATGAGAAATAATAGTATATAAAACTTCACACACAACCATGGTTGCGAGTATTTCACCAACAGTAGCGTCTTCTTTCTTTTGGGCTATCACGCTATTAATAGCAGCTAGTTTCGCTTTTAAATCACCTCCTGGTGCAATATTCCTAGCAAAATTTTCTATTAATTGGCGATCTTGTGTGTCTGGTTTACCAAAATTCTCTGTTATTCGTGGTTTAGGAAACCATGCCTCGAAGGTAGCATCGTCGGTTTGTGGCCCTCCAGGCAACGCATCTTCAAAAAGCTTCATTTGTTCCGCTATTAGCTGGAACAGGTTGTCCACCTTTAAATTGTTTGAATTATAATAACTGTCTACTAATTTATTTATATCAACCATTGTTATAATTAGTTTTCTTTGCCTTAATCTTCTTTATAAATCTGTGTCTTTTCAAAACGAGAGTTTTGTAGGTGACAACATCGCAGATTCCATCCCTCTTTAAATTATGTTTTTTCTGAAAGTCTTTGATTCTTTTTGTCAACTGGTTATCAAAATTAGTGGCACCAAACCATTCAGGTTTCCAACCCAATCTTTTCGCACTCTTTTTATTGCGCCACCTTATGTACCATTTTCTGAACATTACTCATACTATAATATCTGCAATCCCATATTCTACGGCTTCTTTTGCGTCCAAATAAACATTCACTTTCCTATCTAATAATTTTTTCAAATGTCTTTTTGTTATATCTGTCTCTTGGACGAGTGCATCAATGTGCTGTTCTTGAATCCACCGCATTTCTTCCATTTCGTTCTCAAGATTGTGGAGTGCCCCCCATTGATCGCCCCTAATACTATGTAGCATTATTCGACAATTCTTACCAATTTTTCTTTGCCCCTTCGTCCCTGCCGCTAAAAGCAAAACGCCAGCAGACATTACTTTTCCTAAACCATATGTTTTTATATCACAGTCCCCCCTTATTAGCCGCATGGCATCATAAATGGCAAACATTCCTCTGGCGTCACCTCCCCACGTTGAGATATAAAAATCGATGGGTTTATATGTAATTTCTTTAATCGGGGAATTAATATCCTGCGGATCTTCGTAAACTTCTTCTTTTCCGTATTCCTTAAGAGCGATGAAAGACTGGACTATTTCTGCTGTCATTTCTTCGTCTAAATTGCCAAAGAGTCCAATCATACGAACTTTTGGAACTTCCTTGGGAGCGTCTAGAAAAATTAAAGATGATAATTCTTCTTTGGTGTCTTTTTTAGTAGTTTCTTTATCTTTTTTTGCCATGAATATTACTCCATTGTGGATGCACCCACGTAAGCGGTTGATTCTTCTTCATCTAATAAAATATCAGATATGTTAATTATACCATTTTTCCAGCTCAAATTAATCTTATTTTGTAAAAACATTCGGATTGCTAACATACTTTGCTCGATTTCCTTTTCATTTAAAGTTTTGTTAAGGGAGTTTTTTTTAAGCCAGCTTATAAATGAATTAGCTTTAAAAATTCGTTCAGCAATGTAAAGGTTCTCTTCTTGTGTCAGGGCACCTTCTTCTATAAACCATTGAATTATCTTATTGCTCTTCTTTGTTTTCATAAATGCGTCTCCTATAAGCTTTGCTTAAAAGATCCATGCCTTCCTGCCAATTGTTAAAAGACAGCTTAATATAATTAGGTACGGATTTATGAATATTTTCAATACATGATTTTTTCCATTCTTCAAAGAATTCTTCATCACGCATTTTGGCTTTTTTGATTTGGTTGGGATCAACCTTTGATTCTCTCATTGCTTTATATTTTAAGCCCTTAATAAAAGCAATGTCTTCTAGGGTGGTTCCTAGAAAGGTTAAAACATTAATTTGGAGTTGTTGGATAACATGAGTTCTTTGTGCTATCCCAAGCAGAATGATGAGAAGCTTATAAGTGATGGCCCCGCCTATAAACCAAAAGAACTCATACATTTGGGTCTCAGCGGAGCTTCTTGCCTAAGCGTTTCATAATTCGCTTGGCTAAAACTGAGGACATATCGTCAGCGCGTTTCTCTTGAAGTAGACGATTCTTTACACGATGAAAAACTTCGTTCATTACAGCATCTTCGTCGATGTAATCAATTTCTTCAAGGCTCGTTGTGCCCTGCGCTTTTTCTTCTTGCCATGACTTGCAATCGTCACACTTTTCCTCGTTGTACTCCTTGCCTGTGGCATCACACGCCTTCTGGCACGCTTTGGACATCTTCGTCGGTAAACCTTTTTTTTGCTCGGCTAGCTCTTCTTCTTCGCCGCCGAATTCGCCTGTTATTTCACCTTCTTCGCCACCGAGTTCCAACTCTTCTTCTGGTTCGGGCCCTGCGCCAACCTCGATTTCAGGTGCTTCTTCGGTTTCCACGTCAACGTCTACGCCAAAGTCAGCAGCAACATCTGCAATTGCGTCAACCATTGCACGAACGGCGTCTTCTACTTCGCCTTCTGGCTCTTCACCTGGCTCTTCACCTGGCTCTTCACCTGGCTCTTCACCTGGCTCTTCTAATTCCAGATCGCCAATGTCAGCGTCCAATTCCAGATCTTCTCCGCCAGGAGCGGGGGGCGCCTCTGCTGCTAGTTCATCTTGTTCTTTCAGAACATTGGTTGTCAAGGCTTCAGTGCCAGCTAGCTTCATAAAACGACGAACTGTCCCTTCTTCCAACAATTTCTTCTTACTCATTATTTTTCTCCTTAATCTATAGTTGGGGCCAACTATTGGCACTTTCCTAAATAAATAGTCAGAAGGCCTTTAAATGTCTCTTTTTTTGTAATTTTTGTAAGGCTTTATCTTGTATTTGTTTTACACGTACAATGCTTAACCCCAATCTCTCTGCAGTTTGGGCCAAGGTCATGTCTCCATAACATTTAATAGATATGTTACTACAATTAAAATCTTTTTTATAATCAATCCAAGACCGGCAGTTTTTTTCTGCACATTCTTTTTTATTAATTGCACATTTTTTCGCACATTGTCTCATAGGTTTGAACGCTCCTTTTCTAAAATATCAAATATATTTTCTATATCATTTTTGTCTAAAGCAAATTGTCGAATGACATTTTTTTGCTTTTTTTCAGATCTTTTAACTTTATTTCGTCGCGCTTGGGTGGCGCCTTTTTTTTCTTTTATGTCGTCTATAAAAGCCATCATATTTTTATTTTTATTTATGTAACCTGTGACTACTTCGTTAAAAAATTCTTTAATTTTAATTTCATCATAGTGCAAACGAATTTTTAAATTCGCGTGAAGTTTTGCGGTGCTCTCAAAACATATTTGTTTTTTATTTTCACCGTAGTCGGACATTTATTGTTTCCCTAAAATGTGGGTAGAGCTTTCAATTAAGCTGGCTCTTGTTTGGCGAATAAATTTTGCCTTCGCTTGCAATTCAAGGATTGTGCGCGCACCTGAATATGATAGCCCGGATGTGATCCCATTTTTTAAATCTTCTAGTATATCTTCCACTTGCCCCTTGTAAGGGATCAACGTGGAAACGCCCTCATTAGAAGAGAACTTCCCGCGCCAGTCTAGCTGCGCCTCTTTGCTCGCCATCCCTCGGTATTCTTTTTGTACCCCTTTTAAGGTAACTATCTTTTCGCCGGGTGATTCGTCGGTGCCTGCTAACATTGATCCTAACATTACAAAATCTGCTCCTGCTGCTAGTGCTTTTACAATATCACCGCTAGTTCTTATACCTCCATCTGCTATAATTTTTGTGGAACGATCTGTTTTGGCACATTCAAATAGGGTCTGTAAACCGGGCATGCCGTGACCTGTTTGAATTCTGGTAGAACAGATGGAGCCACCGCCAATGTTACAGCGTATACTGTCTGCCCCCCAATCAGCTAAGTCATTGAAAGCTTCTAGCGTTGCCACGTTCCCGGCCATGATGTGTACACGATCGCCCCACATCTCCTTAATAGACTTGATGGCGCGCTCCACTAGTTTGTGGTGGCCGTGCGCCACGTCCACACATAAAACTCTGGCGCCGTTGTGTACCAGGCGCGAGGCTCGTTTTAGATAGTCGCCTGTGACGCCCACTGCGGCGCCAATAGTTTCCACCTTTTCCCACGCATCCTTAACTATCTGGCACTGCTCTTCGATGGAATTGTAACGGTGGATAATTCCTAGCCCTCCCGCTTTTGCCATGGCCACCACCATGTCCGGACCAGTTACGGTGTCCATCGGGGCAGAGATAATGGGGAGATCTAATTTTATTTTTGGACCATCCCCTAGAAAGTTTCCAATATAAATCTCTTTGCGGCTTTCTACATCTGAGTATTGCGGGGTTAGCAAAACGTCATCGTAGGTAAGGGCTTCTTTAAATTTCTCCATCAATAATCTCCCAATTCTCTTTTATTAATTTAAATGGCACAGTAGACGCGCGGTTATCGCCAGCGAACAAGACAGTTGCCCACGGCCGGTCGTACTCGGGATCGCGAACGTCTTTGTCTACCACGACACTTATAACAAGAGCCGTTGAATCGTTTCTTCTGTGTTTTATCAAGTCACCGGCTTGCATTCTTTTCCAGGTCTTCAATCATTTTATCGAGGTACC